AACTGGTAGTGCTTTAGTTCCAGTCGGAGGAGATCAAAAGTTGGTTATGGAAGCCGGAGATATTATAAAAGTCAGTTCAGATACAGATAGTAGTATTGATGCAACGTTGAGTATTTTGGAGATTACATAATGGCCGGAACATTAAGTGTTTCACATATCCAGGGTTTAGCTACTCATTCTGATCCAACTACTATTACGGTATCATCTGGACATAAATTACATGCAACAAATCATGTGATTAATTACTATCGTCATATGTGGAAAAACGCAACTGCGTATGGAAATACAGCTTGGACAGATGTAACTGGTTCTAGTTTTAGTTATACTCCAAAATCATCAAATAGTAAATTATTTCTTACAATGAGTACACATATAAAAAGAGATAGTGTTTCTAATGGTTCTGGTGTAGCGATACGATTACAAGTTGATGGTACAACTCAAGAATTTCCAAACGATATAGGTTATGAACATTATCATGCACTAGGAACATCTGGATCTACATACTGGAGATATTATAAAGATCATGAATATACAAATAGTAATACTACTGCAAAAACTATTAAATGTCAGGTGAGATGTTATGATTCTGACTCTAATACAGTTAATGAAGGTGGAAGTAATTTTACGAGTAGTATTTTAGTGCTAGAGGTGCAACAATAATGCCTGGAGTTTTAAGAACAAATACAATACAAAAAATAAATGGCTCTGCTCCAACCTTAAATGATTTATCTATTAGTCATGCAGGAAGTGTATTGCAAGTTGTTACAAGTTCTACTGCTACTCAAGCAACTGCAACTGAAACTAATTATGCTACTCCTATTGATACTGGTTTAGCAGCTACAATTACTCCAAAGTTTTCTAGTAGTAAAATTCTTATTATAATTCATGCCTCAATAGGAGGTAGTGCCGCTGGTATTGGAGTTAACCTTAGTTTAAAACGAGGGGGTTCCTTAATGCCAGCTAATAGTACTGTTCCTGGAGACGAAGCAGGATTATTGGCTTATGCCCTTGCAAGAGCAGACGGAGTTAATGAAACTTTTGGTTGTAATTTATTAGATAGTCCCGGCACGACAAGTTCTACAGAATACCGTTTATTTTTTACAAGATATGGAGGTAGCGGTACAGCTTACTTTAATTGGTCTAATGAGAAAGATGTATCGTCTATAACTCTTATGGAGATAAAGCAATGACAACAATACACACAGCTTTACACGCGCTAGGAATAGATGATTGGGTTATTAGAGGAGTGCCAACTAACGAAGCAGAATATCTTAGAATGTTTAGAAAAGTTATAGACGGAAAAGAATCAGACGATCACACTAAATTCGGAGCTACATGGACTGAACTAACTGCCAAGATAGATGAGCTTAAAAAAGCAGAACCAATGAAATTATTAAGAGCCGAACGAGATAGATTAATAGCTGAAACAGATTGGTGGGTTTTACCTGACAGGACTCCTACTGATGCTCAAAAGAAATATAGACAAGACCTGAGAGATATAACGAAAACGGCTACTTCTCTTGATGATGTAACTTGGCCGACTAAGCCTTAAGGAATTAAAATGATATATGTAACAGATGCATTAAGAGCTTTAGGAGTCGATGATTGGTCATTAATCGGAGACCCAAAAAGTGAAACTGAGTTTTATGAAAATTTTAAAAAAGTTCTCGGAGCAGATAGCGATGGAAATGCCATATTATCAAGTGATCAAACTACATTCGGTACTACTTGGGGTAAAGTAGAAGCCAAATTAAATGAATTAAAAAATGCTGAACCTATGAAAATACTTAGAGAAGAACGTAATAGAAGACTAGCTGAAACAGATTGGTGGGCAAATAGTGATATAACTATGACAGATGCTCAGAAAAAATATAGAAAAGATTTAAGAGATTTTCCTTCAAGTGGGGTTAATCCTAAATTAAAAGAAAATGGACCTAGAACTATAATAGATCCAAGTAGTGTAACATGGCCAACTAAGCCTTAAGGAATTTAAATGTCGTATATTGGTACCGGAAATAATGAAGTAGTAGAACTAAGACATTCTCGTTTTAGATTTACCGCAACTGAAGGTCAAACAGTATTTAATGGCCATGACGCAAATGGTCAAGCATTAGCTAATGTCGATAGTGGATCAGCTATATTTTTAAATGGTTCTAAATTAAGCGTAGACGGCGATTATACACTTACAACTAATACAATTACTTTAACGACTAGTGCATATTTAAATGATATACTTGAAGTATATGATATTTCTAAAGTTACTGTTGCTGATGTAGGTGGAGCAGTAAAAAGATCAGGAGATATATTAACCGGAAATTTAACAGGACCTTCTATGAGTCTTTCTAGAGGTACACAACCAGCCGTCGGCGATGTAGTAAAAAGATCAGATACACCTTATTTAGGTACTAATTCTATATTAAGGACTAATGCTCAAAATATTGCAGAAAATATTACTATAGATTCATCTACTAATGCTATGAGTGCAGGTCCTATTACTATAGATTCTGGATATACAGTAACACTTAACGGAGAATGGGTAATAATATAATGGGTGCAGGAAGATTACAAGTAAAAGAATTATTAGGTCCGAATGGTAATACCGCTATGACCATCGATAATAGTGGTCGTGCGAAAATACCGGCAATAGCGTTTAAAGCTATTAAACACCCTGGAGGTAATTGGACCGATGGCGGTGGAGAGGGGAACTCAGTAATTTTTAATACTATATTTTTTAATCAAGGATTTACTGAAGGTGATATAACAACAGATGGTAGAATATATGCACCTGTAGATGGTATATACAGAGTATCATATCAGTTTTTACTTAATTCTCAGTCTTCTAATGCTAATACAATGTATACGGCTGTAATGAAGAATACTACAGGAACTACGGCAAATGCGTCTAATTACCAAGTCACTACATACGACTATTGGGATGGAGCTAATAATGATTATACCAGAGTTGCCGCTACGACATTAGTTAGATTAACTACTGCAGACTACTTTGCTGTTTGTGTACATTCTGGTTCAGTTACTTGGTACGGGGGAGATAATGCGGCCGCTAGTTATTCTTACAATCAATGTTCTTGTGAATTAGTAGGAACATTAAATTAGGATAAAGATATGAGTTCATTAAAATTAGCAAATATTAAATCGACTGATGGCACAACTGCTCAAACGATAGATTCAGCGGGCCGAATTTTTACTCCAGCTAGACCCTCAATACTCGTTGATTTTCATAATGGTTCTAGTGCTGACTACGAAGAAGTAGGTAATGGAAGTACTCTTCCCTTTAGAAATAAAGTTCAAGGTGTAGGGATTACTCAGGATGTTGGTGAGTATGCTATAATTATACCTGTAAGTGGTTTATATCAGGTTAATATGCAAACTCTGACTGATGCTGCTGAAGGAATTGAATTGGCAATGACTGTAGGAGGTGTAGCCGCTTCTAATATTATACTTAGGAATTATACCCACGAAACAAGAAGTTGTTCAATTCATGCGGCTTATGAATTTTCAGCTAATGATGTTGTTCGTGTTATTAATAATACTGGTGCGAGTAGAGGTTTTTATCGACACTTATTACCGGGGGATACAGGTAGATATTCATACTGGTCTACATATTTAATAGGATGAGGAGAAGGATAAAGATATGAGTAGAACAACAGTAAAATTATCTGCAAGAGATTATAATAAAGCTATTTCACCTGCCAAACTCTCAGGCCAAATCACAAATAAAAATATTATTATTAACGGTGCAATGACGGTCAGTCAAAGAAGCACATCAGAAACAGGTGTGACAGGTAGTGGTTATCAGACAGTTGACAGATTTAGACCATCAATAGGCACAGCAGGAACATGGACTATTACTCAAGCTACAGACGTACCTTCAGGTCAAGGATTTGCGAACTCACTAAAGTTAGATTGTACTACAGCTAATAGTTCTTTATCTGCTGGTTCAGATATGGCTTTGCAGTATAGAATGGAAGGACAGGACTTACAGCTGTTAAAAAAAGGTACAAGCAATGCTGTTTCTGTAACAATAAGTTTCTGGGTTAAATCTACAAAGACAGGTACTTTTATCTGTGAGTTGCAAGACAATGACAATAGTAGAAATATATCTAAAGCCTATACTGTTTCTACTACCAATACATGGGAAAAGAAAGAATTAACCTTTGCTGGTGATACTACAGGAGCATTCGGCAATGATAATGCAAAATCTCTTACTATTTTATGGTGGTTAGTAGCAGGATCAAATTATACATCAGGGACACTAGCTACATCATGGGTAAGTCCTACAAATGCTAATCGTGCAGTAGGTCAGGCTAATATAGCAGATAACACTTCTAATGATTGGCTAATTACTGGAGTGCAGATGGAAATTGGAGATAAAGCTACAGACTTTGAGCATGAACCGTATGAACGTATCCTAGCCAAATGTCAAAGGTATTATCATATGCGTAAAGCAGGTAGTGTGTGGTCTTATTTTGGTGCAGGTCAAACCGACACTACTACCGTAGGTAGATTTTATTTTGATTTTCCAGTAGAGATGAACCATCCACCTGCACTAGAGCAATCCGCAAATAATACATTTGCAACATATGCTACTAGTAGTAATGTTTGGTCAGCAGATGCAACTATAAATAATCCTTCTACTTGGGGAAGTGCCATATCAGCTACTGTTGCTTCAGGGCAAACCGCAGGAAGGGGTGGCAGTGTCATAGCTAATAACAATATAAACGCTTATATAGCCTTTGAATCGGAGTTATAAAATGGAATTTAAAAATGCAAAATATGTTAAAGTTTCTAATGGTGAAGGCATGGGTGATACTGTTACTATATCAGCTACAATAGGAGATAAAATATGGTCTATTCCTACTATTGTAGGCAATCGCTATTATGACGAGGCTATGAAACAAGTCAAAGCAGGTACACTAACAATTAAAGATGCAGATTAAACATATAAATATAGAGTAATATGACAAGAGCAAGAGATACATCACGATCAGGTTTTTTTATGGAGAAGACATTTCCATCTTCTTCTAATGTAATATTTAGACTTAATGATCAGAATTTAGCAGAAAATATTACTGTAGATTCTGATAAAAATGCTATGGTTGCTGGACCATTAACAGTTGATAGTGATTACACATTAACAATAAAAGGTAATTTGAGTATAGTATAATGGCAGGTACATTAATTGTAAGTAATATAGAAGCTCAGAATTATAAGTATGATTCTGATACTACTGCTATGATCATTGATACCAGTGGAAATGTAACTGAAAGTAATTATGTACTAGACCAATGGCGGTTAAACACTAACTTTACAAGTCACGGAGCTACTATTAATACTGGTTGGGAAAGACCTGACAATGCTACACATGGTAGAATTGGCACTGGTATGACTGAATCAAGTGGTATTTTTACTTTTCCATCAACAGGTCTGTGGATGGTTACAGTCTGTGCAAGAATGTATGTTGCAGGAGCAGATGGAACGGTAGGAATAGCAGTAAAAGTTAGTAGTAATGGTGGGGGTTCTACTAGTACTGTTGCTTCAGCTTATGAAGGTGATACCTCTTCTGGCAATGATAATAATGGTCAGGCAACCTGCATAGCTTTAATTAATGTAACCAATGCCTCTAATTTTCAAGTTTCATTATTAACTATAAGTGTTGGTTCTGGTTCTGCAATAGTAGGAAACACAGATGAAAACACAACGCATATTACATTTGAACGTAAAGGAAATGCACAATAGGATAAAGATATGAGTGGAATAATAAAAGTAGATAAAATACAAAAGTCAAATGGTACTAATGCTATAGATATTGATAATAGTGGAAATGTTGGAGTTGGAGCAACCTCTTTAGGAATTGGTACTACTTCTCCATCACACCCTCTCCATGTCGTAACATCTACAGATGGAACTGGTTTAAGTGGAGATGACAAATGGGCAGCACTTATTCAAAATGCTGAAGCTACGGATGCAAGAAGTTATGGTTTAAAAGTTATGGCAGGGTCAACTACTGATCAAGCACTTGCTATAACAACTCATGATGGTGGCAGCGATTTGATGGCAGTTCAGGGTAATGGAAAAATTTTAGTTGGAACTACTTCCCAAACATTTAATAATGATGCAAAAGTAGTTATAGCTCCTGGTTCCGATACTAATTTTACAAACGACGGACAAACTTTATCGCTTAATAGAACAAGTACTAATGGTGCAATATTAGGGTTTTATTATAATAGCTCTGGTGTAGGTAGTATAAGCACAAATGCTAATTCTTTGCCATCAGATAAGAATTTTAAAAAAAATATAAGTAGTTTAAATATAGGGTTGGACTTAATTAAAAAACTAAAGCCAAGTCAATATAATTATAAGATTGACGCTGAAGATACTCCTGTAATGTATGGTTTGATTGCACAAGAATTAGAACAGTCTTTAGATGAAATTAATGTAAAGAAAAATAGCACATGGCTATTGCAACATGAACCCCAGGAAGATGAAAAACAATCTGATTATAATTTAGATTATTCAAAATTAATTCCAGTTTTAATAAAAGCAATTCAAGAATTGTCAGCAAAGAACGATGCACTAGAGGCTCGTGTAGCCGCGCTGGAGGCTAAATAATGGCAAGTAAAATAAAAGTAGATGAAATACAAAACGTTAGTAGTGGCAATACTGCTATGACCATTGATGCTAGTGGAAGAGTACTGACTCCTGCTAGACCTGCTTTCCATGCCTATGATGCTAGTAGTGGACACCAAGAATTAACCCATGCCTCGTGGCAAGCAGTACCTTTTGATACTACATCTATAAATACAGGAGGACACTATAATACAAGTACATATAGATTTACTGCTCCAGTAGCAGGATTGTACTTTTTTTACATTCAATTATATATGGATAAAGCAGGAGGCGTTAGATACTCTGGCATATATAAAAATGGTTCTTCTGTTGCTAAAAGTCAAATAGGTTCTAATAATGATGATGATGGTACAGCAACAGCGACACGAATACTTGAATTGTCAGTAAATGATTATGTTCAACCATATATCTACCACGCAACAGATACAGCAAATAGCTTTTATTCTAATGGAGACGGAACTTATTCATACTTTATGGGATATTTATTAGGATAATGATATGGCATATGTAGGTAGAGAACCAAATATAGGGCAATTTAGAAAGATAGATGTTTCATCTTGGTCTTTTGATTCGTCTACTTCTACATTTGCGACAGGATTTCAAGTAGGAGATGTTAATCAAGTTTTATTATCTATTAATGGTGTTATTCAGCAACCTGGAACAGATTTTTTATTAACAGCCGGTGGTACTAATATAAATTTTACTACTGCTCCTTATGTGGGTGATGAATGTTTTGCGATGGTATATGGAGATGTTGGAGGTGTTTCAATTCCAGAAGGAAGCATTACAGCAGATAAGCTTCATGCTAATTTGAAAACTTTTGAAGAATGGAAAACTACAGCAAGTGGAGATAGTAATTCATATACAATATCTTATACTCCATCAGCAAAAGGTGCTTTATTAGTTTCAATCGATGGTATTGTTCAGGCATCAAATAACTTTAATTTAAGTGGAGCTACAATTTCATTTGACTCGAATTTAGATTCAGGTTCTATATTAAGAGTAGTAGATCAAGGCCATAAAAGTGGGGTATTTTTACCAGTTGATGGATCAATAACATCAAATAAAATAGCCGATGATGCAGTTAAATCACAAATGTTAGATTCATCTTTGGTATATACTACTACCCCAATTAGGGTAAATACTAATACTATAGCAACAAGTTTTACTATAGATAGTAATAAAAACGGATCAGTAATAGGTCCAGTAACAGTTAACTCTGGAGTTACGATAACAATTAATGGAAGTTTTACGGTGTTATAATGTCAGAAATAAATGTTGATGCAATAAAGAATAAAGCTGGTACTGCAGCGGCAACTATTGATAATAGTGGTAATACTACTTTTTCAGGTAATACTACTCTATCAGGTAGTAATACAACAGTGTCTGGTAATCTTAAAGTAGATACAATACAGGATACCGGTGGTACTACCGGTTTATCTATTAATAGTACAGGAAGAGTTACAAATCCAAATAAGATAGCATTTTTAGCGATAGGGAATAATGGTTCTTATGTAACAACCAGCCCAGTTATTCCACCTACTGTAAAATTTAATTACGGTAGTGGATACGATAATAGCACTGGACGATTTACTGTTCCAGCAGGGGGTGCTGGACTTTACTGGTTTCATGCTCACTTTGGAATTGTTCTTTCTGGTGCAGTTGGTGGAAATATTGGTACTAGGTTTTATTTTTATAATGCGGCTGGCACACAGCAATACGCACCCTATTCGTATTGGAATCAAACAGCCAGTGGGAACTACGGAACTGGCCATTTAACTACTACGTTTGATATGGCTGTAGGTGATTATGTGGGTATATGGATCTTTCACAGTAATGGAACGTATTACGCAGACGCATCCGAATTAAGTTTTCAAGGTCATTTAGTAGGATAAAGATATGACAGCTTTAGAAGTATTTAGAATTTATAGAAATAATTTATTAACTCAGTCTGATTGGACACAAGCAGTAGACAGTCCCTTATCTGATAGTAAAAAAGCTGAATGGAAAACTTATAGACAAAAGTTACGAGATTTGACAAAAACTGCAGACCCTAAACTAGATGGTCCTTTATTAGATATGTCTAGTGTAACTTGGCCGACAGAGCCATCATAGGATAATAAAATGGGTACAATAAAAGTAGACACAATACAAAAGACAAATGGCTCTGCTCCTACCCTCGCTGATTTGAGTATTAATCATGCTGGTAGTGTGTTGCAAGTTGTTCAAACAGTAAAGACTGATGCTTATGAAACATCTAGCACTGGGCCAGTAGACATTACTGGATTATCGGTAGCAATTACACCAAAATTTGCAACTAGCAAAATTTTAATAACATTTAATGTACATATGAACGGCAAT